CGCGCTCACGCTGTGCAACCGCCGAGACGATGCCGGGCTCGGTCTTCCCCTGCGCTAGCGACATGTTGACGCCGGCCTCTTCGTAGGCCTCCGCCTTGATGGTCGCGCGCCAATTGTAGATTTCAGAGGTGAGCGCCTGCGGCGTCTCCCACCGAGGCCCCACGTTGCCGCGGTAGATGATTCTCTCAAAAATCTTGTCGGACGCCGCCTGTAGCTCAGCGTTTTCATGAACGATGAGCTTCGGCACAGCCCCGCGCTGCGCCTCCTCAATCATGCGGACGAGCCGATTCGTCCACACCTGGTAGGGCAGGAGCGCTTCGCCAACGGGCACCCCGCCGAAGCTCTTGTTGCTGTCCTTCCAGCGGAAGATGGCGAAAGGCACCCTCTCGTGCTCGTATTCCTCATCTTCGAGGATGGCATCGCCGCAACGGATCACGTGACGACCCGGCTCCTTGCCTATGGGCAGCGCCCACGCTTCGATCACGCGAACAGTGTCGCGGTCGCGGAAGCTCTGCGGGTCAACGCCAGGGATGTGCTTCTCTTCCCAGTGCGGCGCCTTCTCGATTTCGTAGGCGTGTTCGGGGTACTTCTTCGCGAGAAACCGGCGAGGCACCGCCTTTTGCTCGAAGAGGTTTCGAGGGTCAACGCCCTCTCCCTCGTCCCATAGAAGATTCAGCGAATCAACGTGATGGGCCCGAATCTCCTTCGTGCGCGGGTCTATCGCGAACTTGAGCGCGCCGAAGCGAGTGTTCGCGCCCGCAGTAAACACGCGGTCGGCCTTGCGGTCGATGTCGTTCGCGTAGAAGACACCGTTCACGAAGCGGCCGAGGCCCTTGCTGCTCTTTTGCGTCGTCCAGTTTTCTCCGACAGGCAACACCCGAATCGCTGGAATCCTCACGATCAAAGAGCTCGCAGCGTCCACGATTTGCCGGTACAGCGAGAAACCTCCGCCGCGAACAGCGTCGACATCAGCGAGACGCGAGCTAGCCCGCGTCGGGTCAGACGTGGTCAAGGTCAGCGGGCGGCCGTAGTACAGGCGCAAGAGCGCCATGTCGAGCCGCCGGCGCGACTCCGCATCGGAGTCGAGCTCATCGACGAGAGCAGGAAGAAGACGAACGTCCTCTGTCCAGTGTGCGCCTTTCACGAGCCCGCCTCGTGAGCAAAGAGGTCAGGGTCTTCGAGGATGCTTTCAATGCTGCCAAGCGGTCGCAACGCAATCTCAGCGGCCGGCGCTGCCGAGCGAGAGAGCTCGAGCTTGACTCCGTTGCCTTCGAAGGTAGTCACGCCCTGCGTGCGCAGAAACGCGACAAGCTCCTTGATTTCCGTGAGGGTCATCCTGCAGTCACGCGGAATGTCCCCACACGAAGACACAGGAGCAGGCAGCGCCGGGGGAGGTGTCGGCGAAGGGTCGGCGCCGCCTGCCCTGCTCACCTCAGCTCTTTGTCCCTCTCACCACGCATCCTCAGCCTCACGCCGAGCCTTCTCCTCGATTCTCCGCGCGAGCTGCTCGTCATAACTCGGCTCGACGACCTCCTGTTGCTGCCGAAACAGCGGAAAGGCTTTCCGAAACGCGTACAGCAGAGCGTCCACGCGGTCAGGCGTGTGACCGCGCAGTTTTACGCCACGGGCGTCAGGGTCCCATTGCACGCGCCGCAGGTCACGCCGGAGGGCGATGGCGTCCCGAGGAATGAGGAGCTCTCGCTTGCGAATCGCATCGGCGAGGAGGCGAACGGCGGAGACCTTCTCCGTTTTCTCGGCCGGCTCGACCTCGACGCCAAAGCGCCCCCAAAGGTCCGCCATGATGCCCTTGCCGCCGCCGCCCGGGTCGCCCACGACGTGGAGCAGCCCCTTCCCGTGGAGCGGCGAGAGCAGCTCATCGATGCGCGCAACGGTATCGGTTGGCCCCACGCCCTCGAAGGCCTCGTCAAGCGTGACGAACATGGACGAAGACGAGCCCGCGTTCGCGGCCCACGAGACAACCTCGAGCGCCGATGAGTCGACGAAACCGAAGTCGGCGCCGGCGACGTGTCGCCACCCCGCCGCGTCCGGGAGCTCGTCGTAAACGTTGAGCTCGTCGTCGAGAGCGCCGAACACGAGAACGTTGGTGTCACGCACCCACTGGCCGAAAAACTCGCGGCGAATCGTCGGGTCGCCCTCGTCGACGCCACGAAGGCGACAGGTTTCGTCAACAAGCTCCCGCGCGCTCTTGACGTAAGGATTGTCGAAAAGTGTCCAAAAGTGATGAGACCAAGCCGCGTTCTTGGTGACCTCGAAATAGAACCCCTCGGGCAGCGCGCCGGGCGTTCCCCCGAGAGAGAGGCGCCCGCCCATGTCAGCGAGCGCCGGGAGAATCACGCGGGCAATCGCGTACTCGAGGAGCTCGTCACTCCAATCCTGCGCTTCGTCGACGTAGACAGCAGCCACCTTCGGCTGCACGCCCTTCCATTTGTCGATGTGCTTTTTGCTCTCGGCACCGCTCACGTAGATCCAACGGTTCCCGTGTCCATGAAGCGCGAGACGAGACTCGTTCGGCACGTACGGCAGGCCCTCGCGCTTGGCGATATTTTTGAGCTCCTCCCAAACCGTGCGCTGAGCCCGGTCGCGGGTCGTGTTGAGGTAGACGACGCTGGCGTTCGGATTCGCGGCAGACTCTCGAAGCATGTCGAGCACAAACGCCGTCGACTTGCCCGCTCGGCGCGTGGTGCAGGCCTCACGAAACCTCGACGGGTCAGCGAGAAACGAGGCCTGCGGCGGGAACGCCAGTGGCAGAGGGTCGAAGGCGACGCCAGCAGCAGCGGAGCCGAGCCCCCGGCGCGCGGCCTCCCTCTCAGCCCTTGCTCGCCACTCCCGCAGCATCGAGCCCCACGATGCGCTTCAACTCAGCGTCTGAGAGCCCCTCGGGCTTGTCAGAGGAGAGAACGCGCAAGTACCCCGAAAGGATTCCCGCCTCATCCGGCGTCAAGCTGCGTTTCTTCGCGGCAGCCGCGAGCCCCGCCGCTTCCCGATGAACGACCGACAAGAGCATCTCGCGAAGCTCGAGCACGCTCTCGAGTGGCTTTATCCGAGTCGGCACGGGCCGCTCTCTTGGGAGAACGGTCGCCCTGCCGAGCACGCGCTCGAGAAATTCTTTCGCGGCATTCACGTTTCCATTGAGGGCGAGCGCGTAGAGTTTGGTGATCACAACGTCGCTCTTGGGTCCCCATTTTTCGAGAATGTCCGCGTCGATGTCGCGGAGTCGCCGCGGACGCCCACCAGGGTTTCCCGATTTACCTGGTTCGAACGGACGGCCCCTCCCTCGTGGTCGCGTCATGCCTCAGCATCGCGCTTATCAAGCAAACCATTGAGCGCCGGGGTCAGATTTGCACTGCCCTCTCTCGCCTGGCGGGCAAGCGTGTCGCTACCTACACTTCCGGCGCGCTCTTCTTGTTTCTGCTTTTTTTTTGGATACGGCTTTGCGAGCGCGCTCACTTTCTCGCGCATCCTCGCATCAAGTGGATACAGATATCGATACTTCCCTGGCTGTTGAATTATTCGGCGGCAGTCTCCTGGCGTTAGCACGCGACGTTTCTTGCCATACACTGTGTTTAGCCCCGATGTCGAAATCATCCTCGAATGCCAGAGCTTGCCGTTCTTATCTTCGTACATTTTTGCAGGACTCGTTTGGCCGCAAAAAATCCACCCCGTCGCTTGATAGATGCCGCCGTGGTGACCATGCGACGGATCAGCGAAAGACACAATCAACCGCAACCCAGGACAAAGCTTGCGAAGCATCTTGATAGAGATTGACATGATTCGCGAGACCGGCGTCCTGTGCACGCCAAGCGCGACTCGCACAAGCTCACATCCCTCTGCCTGCGACAAGCCGTATGGTTTCAGCAAGTTGCTAGCAGCGCCGCGCGCGAACAGAATGCACCCTATGAACACTCCATCTTCCCATGCGCCTATGCGCACGATAGGCGGCTGAGGCAACGAGCGCGAATAGTGCCAGCGCTCGACAGCTAGCTTCGCAGCTTGGTGCGAACACCAATCAAGTTTCAGCGCGACCATGAATGACCGCAGCTCGGGCACTGGAGCAGCACAATATCTTTTGTCGCATCCAAGTCACCTTGCTCTTCCGCACCCACAGGACGAACGCCTTCGAGTTCTTTCAGAGACGAGGCTAGTTCGCGCTCCAACACATCAAGCCCGAGCCCAGCGAAATCGGACTCGCTCTCAAGCTGACGGAGCTGCTCCAGCGCTTCTGCTGTAAACTCGCCTTGCAAGCTCGGATTATTAGCCGTGAGATTCGCCATGCGCTCCGTCGTCTCGTCCCAATCAACGAGGCGCACGCCAAACCGCTCCTTCGTGACCGGATGCTCGACGAACGACTTGGCGCCGTCGTTCACCCACTCTGTCGCGCCTGCCTCTCTCAGCGCCGACACCCGTTGGTGGCCGCACACGAGGTGCCCCGTTCGCGTGTTGAAGACGACTCCCGACAGGTCGCCGAACGTTTCTATCGACACCGATAGCCCACGCATGGACTCCGGTGATATCGTCCGCGCGTTGTTCGGGTCGGCAGCGAGAATCGACAGCGGCTCCTGTCGCTGTTTTTCACTGTTCTGAGCCATGGCCATCAACGCTTCTGCGCCAAAGGCGGAGTCACCTGCCGAGCCGGAGACACATCCGGCATCTCGATGACCCGGAAAGCATGCGAGACATCTCCACCCCAAATCAGGATGCCGCCGTCCACCTCGACAAAGGCGCCGTGCGCGGTTCCCGCTGCGAACGAGTCGCGGTAACCGAGGCCCGGGAAAGGCATTTTCTTCCGCAAAGTGATGTCACGGAGCTTCATCTGGTCAATCCTCGTCGAAGGCGTCGAGCAGGTCATGGAACAACCCGTACGCCGGTTTTCGTGAAACGACGCGAGCCGCGGCCGGCGTCCAAAACAGCACGCCAACCGGGAGCTCGCCGACTTTCGCACCGAGCTCCGTCGCGAGTGTGGTGGCCACGCCCATGCGACGGAACGCGTATTTGGTGAACGCGTAGACGATACGCCGCTGACTCTCGACAGCCGCCCATCCGATGAACTCAGCGGGCATGCCTCTCGGGACGGCCACGCCGACCCGAGAGATAGCAAGGTGCCGCTTGAGCTTGGCCATGAGCACGTCGCGCCCGATTTCGTTCCAAGGCCAGTGTGAGAGCGTGGACTGCGCAAAGGTCCCGTAAACGAAAGCCGCATGAGCCTCGTCGGACGGGTCGAATCTCGCAATGTCGAAATCGGCGGGCATCAACGGTCGCCTATCTTGGCGCCTTTGTCCCTTTCCCCTTAGGCTTCGGGGGTACCAGCATCTTGGGTTCTTTGATCCAGCGTCGGAGCGTCCCGAGGGCCACACCAATCTTGCGCGCGTACTCCCTGACTGGCGTCTTGCCCATTGCCTTGACGAGCGCCGCCCGTTCGCTCGGTGAGCGATACTTTCGTGGAACCGCCGGCTTGGTCGCTGGCTTCTTGGCGGCGTTATTCTTCGTGTCCTTCTTCGTGGTCTTGCTCTTTTTCATCCGTTCTCTGTCTCCGTTGTGAGCTTCGCTCAGCAGTGATATCAGTTTGTCCAACCCTGCCTCAACGCGGTCGAGCATGAGGGCCAGTAGGTAATTATTGTGCGAGAGACTAGACAGCTCGTCGCGGAGCTTGGCGTTTGCGTCCCTAATCACAGCGTTCTCTCGTTCCAAAATCACGTTGCGGTCAAAAACCGTCGCGTAGCTTTCTGTCGCCGTTAATTCTCTTTTCATGGGATGCCAGCTTTGCGCTTGTGTCTCAGCAGAATGCGCCCGATGTGACTCTTCGCCGTGCCCAATTGCTCGGCAATCTCTCTCACCGTGGCCCCCTCACTTGCGAAGAGGCGCCACGCTCGACGTTCGAGCGACGTCGGGAATCTTGCCCTGTCCAGATAGGCGCGCGCGAGCTCCATCACTCCCGCGTTGATGACAGCTCGAGCGCGTGACTCTGCGTCGTGGTGAAAAGACGGGAGCTCAGCTCGCATGCCCTCGGCTGCTAGTCGCTCCTCCCAACGGCGAATCAGCTCCGCGTGCGTTCGCGGTGCCGGCTGCCATTCGAGAAGCTCGAGCTGCTTCAAAACGGGATGTCGCCCGCCTCCGTCTGCTCTGTCGGCGGAGCGGCTGACCGCTCCTGGGGTGAGCCGAGAAAGACGATGTCGTTGGCGTCGAGGTCGAATGTCGTTCGCCGCGTGCCGTCCTTTGCGTCGTACTCCCCGATGCGCAGGCGACCCGAGGCAAAGACCTGCGAGCCTTTTCGCAAAAACTTCTGGCATGGCTCCCCCTTCTTTCCCCATGCGTTCACGCGAATCCACGTGGTGGTCACGACGTCGCGCCGCTTTTCGTTGTGAGCCACCGTGAACGTGGTGACGGTCGCATCGCCAGCCATACGCGTTTCCGGGTCTCCGCCGAGATAGCCGATGAGCTCAAGGTTCAGAAATGTTGCCACTGCTCACCTCCTTCGCTTTCGCCTGCCGCATGCGCGCCTGCCTTGCTCGTGATTCGATCTCGTACGCCGCTTTCTCGGCGAGCGCTCGAGGTTGCCCGCCGAGATGTTCGATGATGGCGGCGCGCTCCTCCCAATCGATGCGCTCTGCTTCTGACCACGTGGCTAAGTCGTCTCGCCAATTCATCGGCCATCCACCCACGCGGCGAGTGTGGAGCTCGCAATCCACAGCACGAACAGAATCACGACGCCCCAGTCTCCGCCGTCATCCTCCGCCGGCTCGATCATGAGAAAAACACGCTCCCTTTTCGCTCTGACCCAAACACCGACGCATCTCCGACACACTCATGCTCGCCACGAAGGCCGCAGCGCTGGCAATTGAGGCCGATGTTCACCTCGACGTCCTTCTCGACTCTCTCGCCAGGCTCAGCGCCTCGAGCGAGGCGAAGGTGATTGAGCACGCACGAAACCGTGGTTCCGATGGCCTTCGCGATTTTCGGCGCGCTCATGCCGTCAGCGCGCAGCCTGAGAATCTCTGCCCTTCGTCTCGCTCCGTCGGATCGCATTTTTCACTCCCTCCCCTGTTTTACGGCACGAGCTTGAGCATGCTCCTGCGGTCGCCGCTGCCCGCTGGAATCCCTGTGATCACACGGACGTGTTGCGCCTTGCCTTGGTCGCTCGCCTCGTGAAGGCCGACGAGCGGGCGTCCCGCTTCCTCGCCTGGCCCTCGGTCAGCGAACGCCAGGAAGACCTTTTCGAAGTCTTTCCGCGTCCACTTGTCGAGCTCCTCCGCGTCGAGGCTGCACAACCGCAACCACCCGCCGATTGAACGCACGGCCGCATTCACCGCGGGGTGGTCGAAATCGACGGACGCGTAAGCGCCGTGAGCTCGTATCGCGCGGCGAACGGCGTCCCATGCGAGCGCGGCTTTCGCGTCGGCCGGCATCTCGCCCGCCATCGAGCGAAGGTCCGCCGGCACGGGCATGAAGCGGCACGAGCGCATGGCCGAGTCGATAGCTGCCTCGACGGACTCAAGCGGCAAGTCTGACAGCGCCTGCCAATACGCTTGAATCAGCGACGGGGATAGCTCGACACGAAACGCTGAGGCCAGCGTGTTGAAGAGCGGAAGAAATGCTTTTCTGTCGTCAGGTTTCATTCGTCTTCGTGTGCCTTTCTCGCTGCTCGCTCCAATCCAGCCAGCTCTTCGAAGCGGCGACGCCACGCGCTTCTTTTTCGCTGAGCAGGATGCCGGGACGAGCGGCGTACTTGTTCACGCCGCCCGATGTGCAGAAAAACGTCAGCGAGTGACGCTGCTTCTGCGCAACGAACGGCTCATGGTCCTCGAGGTACCGGGCGAACAGCTCAGGGAGAGCGGCGGCTGCGTCGCGGTCGAGCGACGACAGGAGCCGCCCCAGCTGGCTTTTGTCGGCCGGAGTCGGGCGGTATTCGGCAGCGTAGCGGTCTTGCCAGGATGCGGCGAAGGCTGCGAGCGTTTGCTCGTACAGGTTGGCCGGGGGCTGGGAGGGTCCGTCGTACGGGGCCAGGGTGCCACGCGCACGCGCGCGTGATCCCCTCTGTGACGTTGAAGGTGAAGTTGATTCTGAAGGTGAAGGTGAAGGTGAAGGTGAAGAGTTGAAATCCGGTTGAGGCTCCGCTGGCGTTTCGTTGAACGTCCGTTGAGCGTCCGTTGAAAGTTCGCTGAAGCTCCGTTGGCGTGAACGCAGAGCGGCGCTCTTTCTGCCATTTTCTGACGCGGCGACCCTTCGAGCCTTGGCAGCCTCGAGTTCTGTCGCTAGCCGCCGCTGCGTGATGCTCGTCCCGTCAGTGTCGTGCTCGAAGAAGCGGCCGATGACAGCCCAGATACCTGGCCAACGTTCGGGGCTCGCCGTGGCCAGGCGAGCGAGTCTCACAGGATCCGACGGCAAGCGACCGTCGCGCCCCCACATTTGGAACAGAAGGAGCAAGTAGGCGCCGTGCTCCTCGAGGGTCAAATCGCCCGTGTCGCGGAGGTAGTCCGAGATATAGACGGGCATGAATACGTCGACCTTAGCCACGCTGCCCCCTCGCCTTTTTCGAGGTCTTCTTTTCCTGCGCCGGCTCGCGGCGGATTCCCTCGCGGTAACACGTGGCGCACAGCCGAACGCCGTCAGCGTCGTAAACCGCGACGACCCAATCTGTCCGCCGGCAGAGCGAACAACGCTCGACCCGCACCCCTCCGCCCTCCCCCCCCTGGCCCATCGTCTACCGCCAGGGGAGCGCCGCCAGGGCGCGGGAGTGTTCACGTAGCACCGAGGCCCTCTCGGTCGCTGAGCGGGCCGCCACGAGGCGCGCAGCGAGCTCTGCGCCGGCTCGGCGAGCTCGGGCACGGCCGGAGGCCGACAGGGCGCCGACGAGAGGCCTCGAGGCCCGCGACGCGTCAGCCGCTGCCTCGGCGT